AGCTATCAACTGTCGAAGTCAGCATGGTGTTGTTTGCCGCTGCCAAAAAAGCGCCAGCTTCACGAGCATATTCCTGCACAGAAGCTAGGGCATTGTTGTAGTCGCCCTGCTCTGCATCGGTGATTGCCATCTCAGGTGAGTTCTCAAGCATGGCTTGCATAGCTTGTTGCTCAGGCACAGTGTCTGCTGCCGCTGCCATATCAGCTACAGCCGAAGCCGTTGCCAAAACCAAGGTAGCATCAACAAGGCTGTCAATAGAAGTGTTGAGGTTTGCCATGGCCTGCGCGTGTTGATCCATAAGCAGGTCTTGAGCGCCGTAATAATTGGCATCAATAACGTCCTGAATGGCGTTGTTGTAGGCGTTCTGCATCTCGTCGTTAATTGCCGCAGTCTGCATAACGCCAGCATCCAAGATACCACCAGTGCCAGCAGCCTGAACGGCTCCTGCGGTCAGGATTTGCGATGCGCTAATCTGCCCCAGAATTGCTTGGGCTGATTGATTCAGATTGCTCATTGTCTGATCCGCCTGAACCTGTGTTGCGGCGGAAGCGCTCAGACAAAGAAGGGCCAGTGTTTTGATTGACTTCAACATCGGGCAGTTCCTCTCCCATAAGTAAGAATGTATCCCAAAACGCTTGGTCTTCTGCATATCCTACCACATAAATGACGGGATTGTCTCGCATTGCTATATAAGCTTCTCTGCCTATAGCCAGTTTGCCTGACACAATTGAGTAAACAGGACATGGAGTAGAAGCTAAAGCCATTGCTTTGAAGATGGCTGGATCAGAACACATCAGGGAAATGCCGCTAACTTGCAGTCCTAACCCACCAGTATCTTGTGGTGTGCCAAGAAGGCGGCTGTCTTTCCTACGATTGCAAGCAGGGTCTTGGATCATCTTACCTTCGGCTTTGCCAAAGATAGAAATCTGAAATGCTTGTTGAATCGGAATCAAACAACTGTCATTGCCGCCACCACCCATAACTGTAGGCGCTGCGGCAGTAGGAACAGGCTGAGAAAAAGGCGCTGAACCAGCGCCATTGTAATTCTTGGTTTCGTTGGTTGTCGGATTATTACTACCAACTGTCGCATTTGTATTGCCGCTGTTGGTATTAAGATCACCAGTAACTTGAGCGTCAACGGAGTTTGCCGTTAGTAGAGCGAGCAAACATCCCCAAGCGAATAGCGCACAGAAGGATCGCCACCACACATAAGCGCATCGCCAGCCTCGAACTGTCCCATGTAGTAAAGTGTCTGCGCGTTCTGCCTTATCTCGCATTGGGTATCTCCCTCTGGACAAGCAGTTGTATACGCAATTGATGTGACAGCGATAGGTCCACAGGATGCAAGAAGCAGTAGAGGAAGCCACTTCATTTCCGCAAAGCCAGTTCAATTGTATCTAGCTTCTCAAAGATGCGCTTAAAGTTTTCGCGCACTTCTTTAAACTCTCGGTCATGCGCTTCCTTAGTTGCATCATGCACCGCTTGCAGCACGGCGATCTGGGTCGCGTGGCTTTGTTGTGTGCGGTACATCATCAGCAGACCACCAGCCACAGGCACAACGATCCACTGCATGACAGCATTTATAAGGTCAAGAAACTCCATGATTACTCCGGCTGCGTGGGCCAAGTGATATTAATTGGGAAACCTTCTTGCTGTGGAACATCAAGCAAAGCGCGGCGGTATGCAGCCCATTCAGTTTGTTTCTCTGCGGTCATATCAGCCCAGCGCAAAGGGTTTGAGACAATAGGATCAATCACACCTGACAGGATACCGTTACGAGTGGAACGGATATTTTCAGCTTGCGCTGCATCCAACTCAGCTTGCGTAGGTGGAACATACGTTGCCGTGTTTGGATCAGTGGACATTTCTGTATAAAGAGCGACGACATCAAATGCCGCGCCAGTGTCATTGGGATCACAGGTAAACGGTATCCACCCATAAACAGGATGTTCAATTTCGCAGTCGATACGGTTGTTTGCAATATATTTTGCGTTGCGATATTCCATCACGAAATCCTTAGCCAAAGAGTCGCGCCGAAACTGCTACCAGATGTTCCGTTAGCAGTGCTAATATCATAATAACCCATAGCACGCCAAGTTCCAGATTGAACAGTGCCAGAGGACAATGTTACGTTTGCTGCCGCTCCAGTTACTGCGTAAATTGCAGAAGTTGGAAAAAGGTCACTGCCAGCGCGTGTTGAACCAAATGCGGTATCACCAGCAAGCGATGACCTAGCAAACATATAGGTTCCAACAGCCCCCGCAGTTTGTCCAGCTATCGCTGTGCCAACATCTGCCCACGAAGGCGCTGCACCTGAGCCGCCAGAGGTAAGCACCTGACCAGCCGTGCCGTAGTTAGCGCCGCCGATGCCGATTTGACCAGCGGAGCCTATGCGAAGTCGTTCTGAGCCGTTGACATCAAATGCTATAGGGTAGGCAGCACTCGACTCTAGCATCACCCGAGCACCAGTGGTGTCGATATTGAAAGCACCAAAGTTGCCGGTAAAACCTGCTTGCCCAACACGAATGCCGTACTCGCCAGCGGTAGCGCCTGTCTGATTTACATGCAGGTTTGTAGAGGGAGAGATCGTCCCCAGCCCCAAATTCCCGCTCGCATCCAGCGTCATAGCCTGCGTGAAGGTGATCGCATTGCCTGCCGTGCCGGAGGGGGCGTTGAACCAGAGGTGCGATCCGCTGTTGTTACCATACAGAGTGGCAGCGGCAGTTGAGACGTAACGATACGCAGCGCCATCGTAGTATGAGTTGTTGGTAATACCGAAGCGGGAATAACCCTGACCCCCAGCCATCTGAATTGCACTGCTAGTTTGCCAAGCACTCGGCGTAACCCCAATTCCCACGTTGCCCGAGGAGTCGATACGCATACGTTCTGTGCCATTCAAAACCCAACGCTGAACTGCTACACCTCCTGTTTCATATGTAAGTAAATTTGTAGCTTCGTGCTTAATAGTCAAAGTTGACTGAGTAGCATCTGTTAGGACTAAAGATGATGAGTTGGCGGCAGCAATAACTGCTAATTTTGGTCCGCTAGAAGCTCCCCCAATCCCTACTAGGCCGTCTGAGGTAATACGCAAACGCTCAGTGCCAGCCGTAGACACAGCCACTGTATCCGCAGCGGGGAAATACAAGCCAGTATTGGTGTCGCCTGTGTTAGTCAGCGCTGGCGCAGCAGCAGTGCCGTCTGGGATAGACAGGGGACTTGTAAACGTGTTGCTATCGAGTTGATTTAACTCTGTCGCACTTGCCGTAAGCCCAAGATTTGTAAGAGCCGCAGAGGCGCTTGCAAGATCAGATAGATTGTTTGCAGCAACCAAAGCGCCAGACAACGAAGCATAGGCAGCAACCCAAATGCTTCCCTCATAAACCTTCATCACATCATCAGTTGTGTTGAAGTAAAGAGCGCCAGCAGTCAGAGCATTGCCATCGTTATCTAGAGTTGGGTCGCTTGCCTTCTGCCCAAGATAGCGATCATCAAAGCTATCAAGCGCAGCCAATGCCGCATCAGCAGATGCACTTGCAGTTGATGCAGATGCAGCAGCAGCCGTAGCTGATCCAGAAGCAGCAGATGCCGAAGATGCAGCAGCAGATGCCGAAGATGCAGCAGCCGCAGCCTGATCATCAGCATCAAGGATTTCATCAATGTTATCTGCAATAAGCTGAATATCAGCAGAAGCATTAGAGACTGTATCTACTGAAGAAACAGTTGGGCCGTTGATCAGATTGCCGCTTGCATCAAAAGCAATGACCTTGCCAGCGCGGTTAACAGGCAAGGTAAGCGTAACGCCAGCATCATAACCATTTAGCGAAACGCTGCGATCAAGGCGATCCTTTGCGTCTGCAACCATTGCAGTGAGGATGTCTAGCTGTTCGTTCAGCGCAGCCCGATTGATGTCAGCGCCAGCCGAGAAGTCGCTTGTGCGCTCAATGGGCGTGGTGCGTGTGATAACAACAGTCGATCCACCAGTAGCGCCAAGAACTTGCTGCACCGCAGGAGGAGTAGCAGTAACAAACACCACGTTACCAGTAGAGCCGTCCCCACCAGTAATCGTGTAGTGAGTGCCTTCTGCTTTGAGAACGCCATCAACATAGACGCTAAGGTCCGAGTCGTTGAAGAACTCAAATGGCACAGCAAAGGTTTGTTGCGTTGTTCCCTGCGCTACCGAGTAGGAAATGCGAGGATTGTTGTCTGCAAGATTGATTGTCATGGGCTACCTCTTTGCATTACCATTCGCAGTGAGAGGGTGCTGCATCAACGCACAAACCTAGTTACCCCATCCTCGTGTGATTTGGTTAATCTCACTTTTGAGAAACCAAATGTTAGACCCAGGAAGATTTCGAACAATGTCCCTTCCACCACCAGCATAATCCCCCGAAGCAAAGGAATAGATGCCAGCCATCAGGTCTTTAGCCCAGTTTGGCCCAGCACCAGCAAGGCTAAATATGGCATCAGCCGCACCCTTATCCTGTTTGAACTTAGGCGAGATAAATCCACCCGTGATGTTTGGCCCACCAAGCGCAAGTGTGGTGTGCATCGTAGTGTAGAACAGATCAGAGTAGATAGAGAGCAAGCCGCTTGAGTCGATTGTTCGAGCAAGCTTGTCTTGCATATCCATTCTTTGCCAAGTGGCATCAGATGTTTTGTACTTCAGCGTCATATAAGCCAAGCCAAGCATAACGGCAGAACCAATAGCGCGGTTCTTGATTTGCCCATGAGCAAATGCAGCCATAGTTTTGTTCACGCTGCCAAACATGAAGCTGTAGAACTGGAACGGAAGGCCAAGAAACCCATTCTCCAAACGAGCATAACCCTTAACCCGTGCGTCTTCCTTAAACCCAAACTGTTTGGCAATCCGAATAGGCAGATAGACCACGCCATCAGTGATGATAGGTTTGTCAGCAGGAGTGCCTGAGATGATTGTGTTCAAGACACCACTGTTAAGAGCAGTGCGGAAGCGATCAGCCGCTTCAGCATTGATTGTGGTTTGAGCGCGATACTCTTCCAAAGCCAGATCATTGATTTTGTTTTCGTAGGCAACATTATCAAGTTCATCAATGCCCAAGTCCTTGGGACGGAAGCGAGAGTGATTGATTTCGTGAAGCATCACGAAGTTAGCCCACTGCTTCGGTGTCTTGAAGATGTCAGGCATGGCCTTAACGCCTTCAACCTTTGGATCAAGCCAGCCTTTTTCTTCAAACATCTGGCCTTCGATAAAGTCGCGATCAAAGGTGATGGTCTTAGTTTCATGGTTGTAGAAAGCAGGAATGTAACGATTGCCACGCTGCTTACCAACAGGGCTTCCATCCTCATTAGCCTCAATCACAGTGACGCGCTTCCCATCAATCTCTGGAATAAAGATTGAGTCAGCCCAAGCATCAGTGTTTGAAACATACAAACCATTCTTTGTGGTCTGCCAAGGAGCGCGAGCAATGATCTTGGCAAACTCTTCATCAATGCCATGCCGCGCAAGCCAAACACGGCTTTGATCGTCAAGCGACCCTTTGCTTAGTTTGATTGAGTAATCAATGATAGTGTGAGCATCAACGATACCAGCCAGTTGCTTAGAAAGCGAACTGATTGGAGCAAGGCCGTTCACAATATAGAAGATGTTTCGCGCTGAGTTGAGCAACGGGCTTGCTTGGAAGTTGGTTCCCAAATCTTCTTGAATGCGCATATGCGCAGATTGCTTGAGAATATCTACAGCTTCTCCAGCATAGCGAACCTGATCCACAGTCATTTTGACTGTCTCACGATCAATCAAAACCTGAACGCCTTTGACGATATTCTCTAGATCATACTCCATGACAATGCGTCCAAAGTCAGGAATAGAAGCTAGGCCAGCACCACCCATGTAAGCAAAGGATGCTCCTTCTCGCAGGAAGTAGGCAATCTTTTGGTTAAGCGCAGATGGGTTATCCAAGACATTGCCAGCAACGCGACGATACAGAACATCAAAGTCGCGACGAACCTTGTTGATCTGCTCATCGGTCATATTGCCATTGAGCATTTCCAACTCAATGTCGTGTAGAACGCCATCGTAATCTTTGCCAAACATCTTCTCGAACTGATAGCGAGGTTCAATCCGAGCCGAGTAGGTCTTCATCACAGCAAGAGGATCACGCATGATAAACTTCGTGACGAGGCTGTTTGGAATGTCCAACTCACGATTGCGGAAGTGCTTAGAGCGACCAACGCCAAAGTTCACATCTTCAAGAGCAGTCGGGTCTTTGATCCCAAGGATTTTGTTGATGGTTGTATCAACCCGCGCTTGAATATCTTCAGGACGAGTGGACAGATTTTTCTGCGTCCATTGCTTAGTGGTATAGTCCAACTCCCAAACATTTGGGTTTTCCTGATACCACTTAAACAAGATGTTAGAAAACTCTTGGCGATTGGCTTTGATTGCTGATTGGTCAAAGAAGCGAGGAAAGAAAGGTTCGGTTGCCTTTACTTCACCAGCAGCAGCAAACTCAATCTCACGAAACCTTCTGTCAGACTCAACCTTTGCCAAGCGACGAGAAATCACAGATGTTTTGCGAGCATCACCAGCAGCATTCCTCAAAGCAACATTAAGACTTTCAATCTCATTGTTCAGTTTGTTAATCTGCATTTCCATGCTGCGCTTGGTTCCAATCAAGCCAACATCTTCCAGATTCTTAGAAGCATTCTCGAAGTAATCATTGATGATCGAAGACGCTTTGAGTTCGTTTTCGCTCATTTCGGTAATGCCCTTCATACGCTTCTCGCTAACCATCTCTAGCCAGCGACCATAGGTGTCAGGGCTGCGAGAGGCGCGACGAGCAAGGTCACTACCATTAAGATCAATCAGGCTTTTGGGTGAGGCATTGGTATCTGCGGCCCACAATGCAATCAGATCATCATGTGCTTTGACAATCTTGCCAAACTCAACTGCGGTCCGAAGATAAACAGATGGTTCTGCTGCCATCCCAAATGAGTTCATCAGCATCGTAATGCCATTATCATTGGCAAGTTTGACAAACTTTTCTTTGACAGCGGTAGGATAAGCGCCCTGTAACGTGCGCTTCATTGGAGTGCTGATAGCCTTGAAGAGAATGCTATCAGTGAATGCGCTTGGCAGAATGCTGTAGGGATCAGCAAGATTGATCTTGTTATCCTCAAGAGCGCGAAGACCAAGTTCATTGCGATAAGCCTTAGCTTCAGCATCAAGAGCGTCAGCTTGATCCTTCAAGTCGGGCAAAGCATCAGCCGCCTCAGATTGATCGCGAAGCGCTTTAGCTTGACCTTCAAGATTAGATACATTGGTTTTGATTTCAGCATCAGGCAATGCGCCATAGGCTCGTTGATCGCGAGGTTGGCGTGAGTTGTAAACTTCCGGCGTAATGCCTTGAAGATTATCAAGTCGCTCGCTCACAGTGCCAAACTCACTGATAGCCTTTTGCGTGTTTCTGTAAGTAATAGCGCCCTTTGCCCCAAGCGCAGCAGTAATGCCACCTCCAAACAAAGAGGTGGTCACGATGTTCATAGCACTTTCTTCAGCCGTAGCCGTTGCGTCAAATGGCTGGACAATCGTTGCTTCAACAAGCGCTTGTGTTACGCCAGCTTGAACAGCACCCTTTGCAACTGATCCTAAGAAAGTAGTTGCAGGACCGCCAAACGGAAGCGAGACATAGTTCATTATGTTGAACATTTCTCCAATAACACTTTGACCAAGCGTTGCCTCAGATAGCCGTTGCTTAGATTTAAGTGTTAGATCAATCTGTTGCTTAAGTGCAGCCATATGATTGGCAGATACTGCGCTAGACAGTGTGCTTACGAATTGCTCATAACCCTTAACATTGTCTTGCCAGCGAAAGTTTGGGTCAGGTTTTCCACCATACTGAATTGAGTTAGCAACGGACGTAACCGCTGGCATGATTGTCTGTATTGCGCTGCGCCCAATGACCTCAGCAGTAGATGGCGCTTCCCCAACAGGGTTAAATGTAGGGAAACTTGGTTCGTAAATATTCAGATCAGCCATAGTTTCCTCCGATTAGTAAGGTGCGTAAACGCTAAAGTCTCCGCCCCTGAATGCTTCAAGATCGCTTTGACGCTGTTCTTCTTGAGATACAATGAGACGATTTTTCGTATCCTTGATCTTTACGAATGCAGGATCATTTGGCGAAAAGATAAGTGGCGTTTCAGTACCTCTTGTCAAAATAGATACAGGTCCACCCTCTTCATTGCTACGCCACATCATCACGCGATATTTTGTATTTGGGCCAGAAGCAGTTCCAATTGGCATTAAGAATATTGGATTGGTGTAACGGCGATAACCACTTTCAGCCGCCTTAAAGCCAACAGAACCAGAAGCAAAAGTCTGAACGCTTCCAGTATTTCGATCCTTGGTCATGCCAGATGAATACACCCAATCACGCACATAGTTCTGAAACTCAGTTTCAAAACCTGAAGCTGTCATAGAGAGAGCCGCAGCAGTTCTAGCTCGTCCCGTCTGGCTATACACAACGCCACCACCATCAGGATATGACATTGCAATCTGACGCTCCAAGTTGTTTTGGATTGTCGAAACATCAAATCCAGTAACGCTTTGAGTTGAGAACATGACAAGCGCAGCCGCTTTCATTTCGTCAAAAGCGCTTAGAGGAGCATCCTGAATGCCATCAAGCGTAAGAACAAATTGCTCCACAGATTTTGGCGAGTCAGGCGTTCCAAGAACTTGCTCAACATTCTGCTTGAAGACAGGATCGCGCTCATACTGCGCCTTTGCCTGAAGCAAGTTGGTAATGTTCTCAGGCGTAGAGCCATATGCAGAAAGCATATTGAGTGTAGCAACTTGATCTTGTGTCAGCACACCATTGATAATGGGAGAAAGGATTTCTGCCCCATTAACATCTGTCTTGGTTCTCAGGTTATTCCAATGGCTGATTGCAATCATGGTTTGCGGAGTTGCCAAACCACCAACAGAAGCAGACTTCAGAATGTTAGCCAATGAAGTTGGCATCACGCCCTTTGTGATTACCTCGTTCATAATCTGCATAGACTTCTGAGGCATTGTAGGATCAAGCAGAACTTCGCTTAGGTTGACGCCATACTTCTGCGACAGAGTAGTATCCCAAACGGTTTGCGCTTTCTCATCAGATGGAGAAGCGGAGCCATTATTGATCTGGACTAGAATGTTTTGAGTGTCCTGAGCCTTCTGCTTGGCGAGTGCCATATCGGCTGCTCTACGCTCCAAGATGCCAAACTGAGTGCGCAGTTCAGCCTCATTGTTGGACTTTGTTCCATACTCACGCACCATATCAAGCGCAGTTTTGCTTGATGCTTTCAAAGCATCGGTGCTGGTTCCAGTTGAGATATATGACTCAGCCTGAGAAATCTCTTCGTCTGTTGGATTAGATGCAAAGAAGGCGCTGAGATACGAAATGCCAGCGGCTTGATAGCCTTGACGTTGAAACCGCGCTTTGTCTTCAGGCTTAAGGCCAACAACGCCATTCAAGCGAGCATTGAATGCAGATAGGTTTGCTTCCACGTTTGCGACTGTTGATGTTTGGATTACATTGACTGCCTCTGGAACAAAAGTATTTGTTATATCAAAGGCTTTGGCTTGCTGTTGCTCCAATACATATTTGCCAGAGCCATCACGATACGATCCCGTAAGCGTGATAAAGCTATCAACAGTTCCAGCCTTTACCTTCTCCATTGAAAGGATTGCGGCAACGCCACTTCTTGCAGAGGCTGGCGCAAGAGCAGGATTGTTTGCCATGATAGCAGCTTCAACTTGCTCAGTCTGAGGAGGTGTTAGGCCGTTCAAAGCCTTTAGGCCAACGCCTTTTGCATAGGCGTCAAACTCTGCATCACGCGCATCAGTCGCAGCTTTAGCCTGATCGGTTAGACCTTGATTAAGGTATTCCGTGATTGTTGCGTTTGATTCTGCAAAGTTAGAAGAAGCAAGTTCCGCTACAGATGAAGCAGAAAACTTCATGCCAATATCAGTGGCAACGGATGCGCGATCAGCAGCACTTGCATTGATATTAAATGTATCAACTGCCGATTTGTTCTTAGCAGCCTCAACCTCTTGGCGCTGAATGACATTGGCAGCATTGATAGCATCTTCAAAAATACCATCAGAAAACTTCTCAAGGTCTGCAAGAGCAGAGAAGTTGCCACCCAATCCAATCATAGCATCACGAATGTACGAAAACTGTTCAGGCACAAGAGCAGGATTGCCTGATCCAATGGCAGATTTTACCATAGTTAGATCATCGACACTTGCACCAGACTTGCCAGCATAGCGAACAAGGCCGCGAATCTTGGCCATTTGCACTTCGCCTTGAGCGGCTTTTGCCTTGTCAGCAGGGATTAGGCCAGAAGTTATCCCATCCTCAATAGCTTTCTGAACGCCCAACTCAGTGGCGTTTGACATAGTAGGACCAGCAGCAGCGGCTTCTGGACCGTTTTGTGAATACTGCCACTCTAAAAAGTTAGTGCCCTCTCCAATACTATCGCCAAGAGAAGAAGCCGCAGAAGCACGTTCACGGCGGATTTGATCTATCGCCATCGCAGAGCGAGTAGCGTTAAGATAGGAAGTGCCAACGTCAGTAATGTAGGTCTTGAATTGACCATCGGCATTTTCAGTCATAGCGCCAATGTAGTCAGACATAGCAGCAGTATAACGACTGACAGAACCATCATACTTAGCGGCAAACTCTTGCGCCTTCAGCTTGATCTCTTGCTCAATACCAGTTTGGAAACGAGACAGGACCACACGCTGATAGGCTTCTTGAGCAATCGTGCCAAAGCCTTGGGGCGGATCATAAGCTACGGGTTCACCCGTCTTAGGGTCAATCGCAAGAACCTTATCCTGCGTAATGGCAGAGCCTTGCTCAAGGCCAGCCTTCTCAGCAGCCTGTGCGCCTTGGCGAAAGAACATATCAGCCATCTGATTAGCACCAGCCGAAACCGCATTGGCTACTGCGCTAGCAGCGTTGCTGCCAGAAACACCCGCAGATACACGAGCGACCCCAATGGGGCCGATTGCAAAGTTATTTCTCTCACGGATAACTGGCATTCTTAGAACCTTTCAGAACCCGCGACTGTGCGGCGAGGGCCAAACAATGGACCTGTTTTGATTTGATCGTATTGGTATAGACCACCAGCAATCGTGCTGAATGCACCGACAAGTGAACTTAACATCTGTCCGCGACCCTCAGCAGTGATAGCAGCAGCCCTCAGTTTACCTTCAGCAATAGCAGATGCAGACTCAGCCATCATCTTTTGAGAAGTGATCTGAGCCATGAAGTCAGAGCGTGATGTATCACCAGCCGCGACTTCTTCTTGCCGCGCTAGGAATGCTGCGACTGTGCGATCCTGACCGCCAACATCACGACCAGCCGCTGAGAGGGTGGCAATGTTTGCTGATAGGTTTTCACGATAAAGATCAAGCCGATCATTGTGACGCTGTGCAGCCTCAGCCATGTTTAACTTGCGCTCAGTCTCAATGTTGAAGCCTTGAAGGCGACCAGCAAACTCAGCTTGCCAAGCATTATACTTGGCTGTGTTATTTGCGCTGATGCCGCCAATAACAGAAGACCCTGCTGAGAATAATGTCGCGGCTAAGAAAAATGGAAAGGGCATTAGAATATCAACTCCGCGATTAGGCCGTTCACCTGAAGTGGCAGGGGTTCATTCTGACTGATAGTAATCTGCGGATCACGGCTGAAGCCATTAAGGCGAAACTCTTTTTTGCCAGTAAATGCCGCAGTTGTTACGAGTGGACGAGTGTTCACAGTTACAGAACGAGTGTCCTTAAGGTCAAGGATTGCGCTGCAAACACCACGAATGTCGCCAGTGCGCGGACCATTCCCAATCGAAGCATCAATCGGATTGGTAATGATCTCAACTGGAAAGGATAGCCCAACATAGAAATTGGAATATCCCGTGAACTCAGAGACGCTAACTGTGCCGCCAGCACTTACAGTTTTAGTTCCAAGGTAGTCCAAGCGTCCACCAGTTATTGCGCGTCCAACAACATTCAAAACATCCCCAGTGCTAAACGAAGAAGATACTGTAATAGTTGGACCAGCGCCTTCGATATAGCTATCTAGACCAACATCTTCTGAGAACTCGCAAAGTTTTAGAATATCTCGCTCCCAGATCGTAGCAAAAAGGCGATTATCTACAGCCGCCACTGATCCAAAGCCATCACAACTTGTCCATTTAACCCAGCCAGCTCTTTTTTCAGCGCGATTAGAACCAAAAACAGCCATATTCCCATCATCAGTAACTACCGCAGCATAAGACTCAGCGCCGTCAAATGCGCCATGAACAACATCCATATCAATTGGGTTTTGCAAGATATGAGAAGCCGCTGTCGATACGGCAGTTGAGGTGTAAGCATTCTCGTTATCGGTGTAGATATACTCACGCAGGACATTACCACCATGTTGAGAAAACAAAGTAGCCCCATCCATTAGGACAGGCGTAACAAACTGAGTTCCATATGGAGTTTGTTTTCTAATCTGAGCATTTGTAGGCGTGATGGATTGGTTCAAGAAAGCAGGAACATAGAACTCAGAAGCATCCGTAAAGATTTGCAAGTCACGGCTTGAGACGATGTAACGAATTTCATTGATGTCGCCAGTTGCAGCAACAAGACTAAACGCTTGATTGTCTAAAGCAGTTCCAACATCAAAGTTAAAGAACCCTCCAATTTTGCTAAACCACAGGGCATCAGGCTCTTGTATTGTTCCACCAAAAACCAAACGATTTTCATGGAAAGCAATAGCAGCAGGATAGCCGCGAACAGCAGAGAATGATTGCTCATCCCATTGGTCTGATGGTGCATGAGTTACAATCTTAACAAGCCCACCACCATCAATAGATGCGTTTGCCGTAGCGCCAGCCGTATATGTGTAGGTATTTACGTCAATGACAGAAAGAACAGTTCGAGCGCCATTGATAGCGGCTGTATTAATGCCACCTGTAGCAGCAGCATCCTCAATTGTAATTGACTCACCACCAGCAAAACCGTGATTAAGATGAGTTACCTCTACAACTGCGCTACCATCAGTTGTTCGCAAAGGATCAAGAACACTCAAACGCACACGCAACGTATCTACAATTGTTCCAGTAGCTTGCGTTGCTGATTGAACGCTAGTGATTGTAATTTCGCTATCTCCATAGCGAAGAACAACGCCAATATGACGCGAACTTGGATAGTTTGCGCCAACTTTTGATCCAGTAATGTCAAAGTAAGCAGAACTCGTAGTAAAAGTTACACCACTACCAGTGCTAGCACTTGGATCAAGTGTAACGCCTACAGATTGAAACTTGCTATATGGTTGATAGATTTCTTTGTTGTCTGCCCGTGAATCAAACGTATAGGGCGTAATGACAAAAGAAGTCAGGCCAGTGCGGATCAGCATCCTTGGCATAAACAAGGGATGGCAGATGAACATCACATCGCCATACTGAGCATAGGTATATTGATGCAGATAGTCATCATCAAATGGCAGGGCAGCACTGAGCGTATCTGCGGTAAGGGTAGTAACCAAGGTAACGGCTGTTGCTTCTACACGGAAGCAACGCACCTTAGCATTCTCGATTGAGATCAGATATTGTTCATCGTCTGAGAAAACAAACGGGACAATGTAAGACTGAAACGTCTTCGTCGTGTCTTTTGTTATGTCAAAGAGATAGAAATGCTTTAGGCCCTTACGCTTTGTTACGCCACCCTCAGCAAGAACAACCATGTTCTTAAGGCTTTGAGCAGAGGCATTGTAGATGGCGCTGTCGGTTCGCATCATAGCAGAACGACTGACCTCACCATACTGGAAGCTGTTGATGGGGACACGAACTTTCTGCATTAGCTTCGCCTTTGAGCAATAAACCTCGAAGTGTTGAGTTTGCGCGTAGTCTGCTGCTGAGAATCAAGACGCCGCGCTTGCATCATGTAAACACTAGCCTTCTGGTCAAGCATAGAAGACAGTTGAGCATCGCGGGCAATCGAAACTGCAAGCAGAGCAGACATAGAAAACTCTACTGAAATCGTAAAGTATGGGGGCCAGTTGGCCTCAGTTGCGCGGAAGATGTAATCCGCAATCACAGCATCGCTTGCTACTGCATTGCAGTAAGCCTTGTCGCCGTAAATGTCATACTCAATCGGCAGATCATTCACAGTCAGGGCATTCAGCATCAGCATTCCAGAGGGAAGCTGATAGGCAGCATCAAAACGACCAGTGGGCGCAGTAGAAATCCGTGTCAGCGTTGCTTGGTTTGTAGCAAAGCGCCAACGAGTATTTGATAGGGCGGATCGTGCAACGTCCTCATACATTGCCTCGCAAACATCCGACTCAACAGTTCCATCCGAGAAGGAAGAAATAGGAGAACCGCCCATCAGAACAGATGCGCGGGAACAAATCTTGATTGCGGTGTTTGCTTGATCACTCATGTGTAAGTCGGGGGGCCGAAGCCCCCCTTCTCCTTTTTAGTCGCTGTCGGTGGCGGTGATAGTCACGCCATCGGTCACGTCCACAACAGTGCCAGAGTTGGCATTGACGTAGAGTTGCGAGATTACGGGCGTGGTGCCAGTGGACGAAACGCAGAGGATCACATCGTTGATCTCCATCATTCCCGCTGCCGAGTTGAAGTAACCAGCAGTGTTCACATCTGCCACTGCGTCAGCAGTGGTGTAGTGCCACAACGAAACACCCGAAGCGCCAGCAAGGCGGGTTAGGGAAGCTGAAGTAAAAGCCATCTCTCATCACTCCCTATTAGTTGTTGTCGAGCAGTTCGTAGATGCCGTTGCTGTCGATAACAACAGCGCCCATCGACATCATCGAAGTTGCAAGGTGCGAGACTTTCTCGGCAACGTAGTTGATTTCCGTCTGCACATCAGCATTGACGCCGAGGCCAACCGAAGAGGTGTGGTAGGCAAGGTTCTTGCCAGCCGTAACCGCCGAGGTCGAGAAAATCTTGAAGCCCAGAAACTCCTTCATGGTCATGCCGCCAGCAAAGGGCAGATTCTGCGGGCCAACATAATCCGAGGAAGCAAACTCGGTGATGTTGAACAGGTCTGCAAAACCCTTGGGGTGCATAGCAATGAAGCGCTGACCATCTTCGGGAATGTCGGCAGTGCCGAACAGTTCGAACAGGGTCAACATATCCGCTTTTTCAACAGCGGCAGCAGCCGAGTTGACTTGCGTTGCGTTTGCGCCAGCGTCCATAGCCGTGATCAACAGTTCGTCAGTCTTGCGACCCAGAGCGGCAGCAGCCGACTGAGCAACAGCTTGACGCTCGTTGATGTTCAGCTTCAGCTCGTCCAGCTTGTCGATGTATTCGGCGGCATAGTAGTCAGCCATCGTTGCTTCGACATAGGTGTGAGCCAACTCCATCGGAGTGACCATACCATTGCGGGATTTGGTCGATGCGGAACCAGCACCGATCTTTTGGAAACGAGCAGACGAGCCTTTCACATTGGTCGTGCGGACAGTGTTCCGTAGCTTGGAACCCATACGCTGATAGGCCATGTGAACTTCAGTCTCGAACTGCTTGATGAAGGCTTGGTCGATTGTGTTTGCCATTTTCAAGGTCCATATGAGGTTGCGGTCGGACGGGTATCCGCCTTCTCACTTCCTAGAGGGTATCCTTGCGGGCCTCTCAGTGCAGCACGGGCCGTAATGTGTCAGCTTGAACATAGTTTAGTTCAGGTTGACAACGCACAAAACGAACGACCGATTGTCCGTTTGGTTTCTCTATAAAGCATTCTGGCTCAAAGCCAAGATACACTAGCCATTGATGTATCATTTCGTTCTCAGTCCAGACTTCAGAGTGAATTGTCTCTCTGATCGTGTGGTAAAACTGGATCAGCATCTCAGAAGCGCGGGCAAAGCTGATCCAATTCTTGCGCAGATCATTCGAGAACAAGGCCCACATCATGCCAGAGTCCTCTCGCAGCACGATGCCTGTCATTGCAATGGGTTTATCATCCTTCTCAATGACAAAGACCAACTCATCTGGTGACAGATCATAGAGCGCCTCAAGCGGAGAAATCTCATAGAGGGTTTCAAATTCTCTGAGGTTCTCAGCGCTTAGATTGCGAATGAAAGGAAGAATGTGCCGCTGATGAAACGGCACAAGCTTCAGTCCTCTCGATTCTATGATGGGATTAGCCATAGATTTTCTTGAAGCCAGCATCAACTTGCTTCACGAAAGCCTCATCGCGCTTGGCTACGTTCCAGTAACGCTCATCCTTCATCATTGTCTTTAGGTCTGCCTCAGAAATACCCGTTGCTGGGTTGGCAGTGCCAGAGAAACTGCCATCCTTCATGGCTTCCATCATCACTTCCAGCGCAACAATACCCTCAGCGCTCTCACACAGGCGCTCAATTGCGGGAAGCGTTTCCTTGGGGAAGAACTTCGTCGCAAACATGGACGCAGCTTCAATACGCTGGTTTGCATTGTCGCCAAGCTTGCCGCGCTCTTGGTTAAGATCAGGGCCAGCGGGCATAGAGTTCATATAAATCTCAATGCCCTTCTCAAACTCGCTCTGAGAAAAGCCATTCTCGAAGGAATGATCAGCCCACCACTTCAGAAGGTCGCTCTGAAGCGCCTCTTCTTCTATAACAAAGTCAGGAAGCTGATATTCACCAGCCGAAGGCGGACGATCCTTGTAGGCTTCAGTGTTGAGTTCTTGCAAAACCTTCTTGCGAAGGTCTTCTTCCTTCGTGCCAAGCTTGCTCTCTAGTTCTTTATACGCCTTCGCCAGTTCTTCTGGGCTTTTGTATTTCTCAGGAAGCCATTCAGGACGGCCTTCTGCTTTAGGAGCCTCAGAAACTGGTTGAGTTTGCGGAGCGGCTTCGGTTGGTGCTTCTGTTTCTGTGGCTGGTGCATTGCCTAAAAGAGATTCGCTCATTGTTTGCTCCTATGTGCATGGTCAATACGCCGTTCAATCAGGCCAACGATATAGCGTTGACCCTCCAAGTGGCGCAGTTCATCTGTGCTGATATTTGGGCCACACACCATTTCGATGGTGACTGAACGCAAATATCGCAGGACTTCTTTTCCAGTAGGGGAAGAGAAAATCTCTGCGATATTCTGGCTGATCTTTACATCCTCGGCGTGAGGACGGGTAAAACTGTCTAGTCCGATGTTAACCTTGGGCGGGTTGGGCAACTTGCATTCCCGATTGTTGTTGCTGCATCTGCTGTTGCGCCATCTGCTGCGCAATTGCAGCTATCTGCTTACGCTGATCCTCATCACGAATCAAGCTTTCTGGCACACCAAACTTTTTAGCCAGATGAATAGCAGTCCGCTCGGAGTCGATCAGCATTTGCAGCATTTCGGGGCCGAAGGTTCCACCAATCAACTGCAAGTAACGCGCAACGCTGGAAATGTCTTGGTTCGCTTGGGCTTGGGCCAGCGGAGAGATAGACCGCACCTTTACTTCACGACCATTTACAGTGGGAACTTCAATGCGACCCTGCTTCTTCAGGATATAGATCACGCGCTGAAGGAGTGGCTGCACCAATTCTGCCTGTAAACGACCAAATGCAGAGCCAATGCGACGAGATAGGTCAGCCATACGCTCGGCAACCTCGGTTGCGGTAGCTGGTGTCTTGTCTGGATTGCCAAGCATATCGTTGTAGAGAGCGCGTTTGATGTTCAGACGCATATCGCTAAGGATAAGTTGGGCCACATCAAAGCGACCAGCCGCATTGATAGGCTGTAAACCCTGACTTCCCATAGCTTTTGGGATGATAGTTCCTGGAACAAGGCGAATGGTATCAGGGTTAATGACGCCATCGTCTTCCATTTGGTAGATACCACTGATCGACATCTGAGCGTTCTCAAGGATCAACTCAATCGTCAAGTTCGTGGTCTTGATTGCTGATAAGGCGTTCATCAAAGGGCCGCGACCATAGACTTCGCCAGCGCACTTAGCCCAACGGAAGCAAATGAATGGGTTAGAGCCGACACCCTTCATCTGTTTCTTGTGCAGAACCGTCTCTGTCTCCATGCAGATAGCATAGAAGTAATAACCTTCCTCATTGCGAAGGTCATAGTCACGGCAAACCACCTCAAGCACAGTGGTTGTGCCATCGCCCTGCATATGGCGCTCTACTTGTGGGTCAAACTGACCCTTGGGATAGAGAATGCGCAGATCAGCATAGCGGATTTTCTTCCGCTCACGGAACACATGGTCAATCCGATCATCAGGTCCAGTATCCAGCACCACATGAGGGAGTGGAATTGCTGAGAAGATCACGGGATTGATAGCGTCTCCCTCTTCCACTGCCAAAACGCCAGTGCCAACCGCCAAATCCATGAACGATTCATGCACTTCTTGGTTGAAGTTGGAGTTCTGAAGCACCTCGAAGACATATTCTGTCACTGCATCAAGGTCATTATCGACTGCTTCACGCTCTTTCGGCGGGACTTCAGACCCAGAAACTAGGTCAGCCCACCGCGCAAAGTTAGGAACAAGCCCGCTTTGCAGTCTGCTGGCAAATTCTTGAACGCCAACAACGGCAGTTTCGTCAAAGATTTTATCATCCCTGCGCTGTCCTGCTGTCTCATAGTAAAAGGACTCGCGCTGAGGAAGGGCATACTCATAACACTCCTCAAACAGCGGAACCCAATTCTCCCGAAAGGCTTTCGCCTTCTGGTATCGCTCAAGATATTTCTTTGCCAGTGGGTCTTTCATTACGAGAACCTACCCAAGAAACCCTGACCACCACCAGCACCAGAGATCAAAGAGCGCCGACCAGAACTGCCGCCCATGCCTTCTCGCCCAGTGCTAGCATCAATTGCATCAGCAATATCTCCCTGCTTCTTTTTGGCACGGGCATCAGCTTCAGCCTGAGCAGCGGCATCAGCCGCAGCACGTTGAGCGTCAGCTAAATCTTGTTGGGCTTGCGCTGACTGTTGCATTGCCTGTTTTTCTGCCTTACTTGGTCCAAAGCACATGATGTCCTCCTGTGTTATCTATCGAAGAGCATAGAAGCGATTACGCATCAATGCACAAACAGCGAAGTTGCTTCGCTACATCCTAGACCAAAGGCCCTGTCTGCGCTTTGGCTTATCAGACCGCGCAAAAACATCAAAGCCCGTCTTCGCAACAGTAACTTGTGCTGGCTTCTGACTGTTCATCAAGGCACGACCCTCGCCAGCGCCGAGAAGAAGATACTGCAAGGCGTCATGAACGTGGCTGAACATATTCTTGTCGGGCTTGTCAGCGTAACGCTCCCCCGAAACTTCCATCCGTTTGTAG